AGCCCATAAGGTTGCAACATCCTGCCATGAGACAATAACGGACCCATTGTCTTGATCCTGTGTTTCAACAGGATTCTGCAAAACGACTCTATGGCGCAGTCTTCCGGCTTCAATCATTGTAATGTCGGCTTTCTAATAGGGTCAAGTAGCCAGTGAACCGCCTTAGGGAGTGACATCTTCTCTAGCCTATCGTTTTGCATGGCATTATCAATATAATCTTTACCTTCTCTATCTGCATAGAAAACACCAACCATCATTAAAACGGCGATCTGCACCTCTGTGCGAACAATGTAATCGCCTGAACTATCAACGGCTAGGTATGGCTCGCCAGCACTATCTAGTAAATTAACGCCGTTTTCATCCATGGCGTATTCGTAAGCCAATAGAGGATTTTTTAAATAATTCTGAATAGCGGCGCTTGCCGCATGGATTTTAAGGATCAGGTCAGTGTCATCATCGCTTGTATCACGGCGTAAATGGTCGCTTGCCTGCTCTAATGTAACCAGCATAACCATTATTGACCGACCTTTACAGTTTCAGGTTTATCAATCTTAACAACTTCTTTCCCATCCCTACCACGTTTTACAGCTAGACGATAATCACTACTTACGCCTGGCCTACCTTCTGGCGCGTCCTTTTGAACAATCCAAAAACTTCCGCCGAAGCTGAAGCCATCCCCTTTTTCATAGTTTTCGCTCTCTGAATAAACCCCTCTATCAATAATAGCGGGAATCTTAACAGACTTTTCAATAACCGTTTCACCACGCTTCAAAGAAAATGTTACTGTCCTATCATCATCACCTAAAGACAAATCAAAGCCGTCAATATCTATAGCATCACGCCCATCCTTGGCCTTAGGCATACGATCAATGGCTTTTTCCAATACACCATCAGCCTTTCGCTCGAAGTCTAAAGCCCATTTTGCAAAAATATGCTCCATAGACTTAGCAACATCTTCGGCACTTGGTGATATGCCGTCTTTGCCGTCTTTACCATCTGCGCCATTAACGCCGTCTTTGCCGTCCGCGCCATCTTTCCCATCTCTAACTTCGGGAATAGAGGAAACTGCGTTGTTTACAATATCTTCCAATTTAGAAAGGTCGATTGCGTTTACAGCCTCTTCAAGGATAGGCTTAACATCATCCAATGTGACACTCTCACCATCATTGCCTTTATCTCCCTTTTCACCTTTTTCTGGTGCGGGGATAGATTTAACGATAGATTCTAGCTCTAAAATCTTGGCGTCATATTTTTCAGAAACGCCTTTTATAGCGCTATTGACGCTCTCTTTAATCGTGTCCGCAATGCTCTTAACAATATCATCAAGCGTCATATTCAAAACCCTTTAATTCTTTTTTAAGCATTAGACTAACACCCATTAGTTGTTTTTCCAAGTCAGGCTCATCTTGCGTCTCACTATTATCAACATTGCCCCCCTCAACCGTCCTTTCAGCTAACATATTGATAGGCCAATTTTGTTCTTGCAAGAATGGAATATCCCCACCTTCTACAGCTTTAAGATTCATGCGCTTACGGGCTTCGTTAGGCGAATAAATAGCGCGAATAACCCCTTGTCCCAGCGTTTCCACTTGCGTTTTTGCGTCCATACGCAATAGGCCGTCAATGTCAAACTCAAAACCAGTTTTTTCAGGCGTATCCAGCCCAGCATCAAGCAATAGTTCAATAGCCTCTATAAGAACCTGTAGGCATTGGCTATAATAAGCAGAATCAAGTGCCTCTACGTTATTATAAGCTGGCGCGTTACCAATAACCTTATAAGGCGGGACATGATACGTAGCGCATACAATATCAGCAGAAAGTTTTAGTTGCTCAACAAGCTGGGAATCAACAGGGTTAACCATGCTGATAGCTTGGTATTTTAAATCATCACCAAGAACGGCGGTTTTGCCCTTATTGTCACCGCCATAGTTTTCTTCCCAATGTTTTTTAAGCCTTTCCGCCGTTTCATCGCTAATAGCGCCTGGGGCAGTTAATATACCACCAGGACGGCTAAGGTTCTTAAACAGAATAGCACTATTCTCTAAGATGGAAATGCCACCATATGCAGCAAGCCCGCAGGCAAAAATAGGGCTTAACCCGACGAGAGGATGGAATAAACAATTAAATCGGTCATGAATAATTTCAGAGGCGGGAACCGTAACCCCGACTTCCGGGACGCCGGACAAATTATCTTGCGCTAGTTGATAAAAAACCTCACCACTTTCAGAAACAAGGACTTGTACTAAATCAGGGTGCAGTACATCAAGGCGGATAACCTTATCGTCTCTATCGCGTGTTTTTAAGACATAAGTATTACCACGAGAAAGCTTTGAGATAATCCAGCTTTCAAAAAATTGCATACGATTCTGATAAGGATTTGGCTTCTCAATAACCGAATACCCGTTAAGCGGTATCTTATGCCATATGCCTTGAGAATCCTCTCTTACAAGGTTAATGAATAGCTTTGAAATGTCACTTGAAATAAGCCCAATGCAAGAAAAAATAGCAAAGTGAGAAATAACATCTTTGCGCTTCCAAACAATGTTTTTCTGCCATGCTCCTGTGAATGCCTCGAATATCTTGTATGGCCACCATCCGCCTCGACCTGCGGGTGAGGGGCTTGTAAGCTGTTTTTCTCTTTTCTTAAAAAGCATTAATTAGGACTCGATCATTTTTTCCTTGATTTGCTCAATGTTCCAACCATGAAAAGCTTTCTTTCCCATCTTTTTCTGATATTCTGCGCGAATAGCTACTAGATCACTGTCCAATTCAGGGGCTTCGATAGGCTCTGGGGTTTTGTTTTCAATCTTCTTGGTTGTATAAGCATCAGCAACAATCATTTTATTGCTATAGCCGTTAACATAAATTGCCTTCTTGCAATGAACCAAAGCGCGGGCATGATGCTTCTCTACGCTCTTAATCTTGCCGTTATTCATCATAATAGTAACTCTAGCCATTTAAAACTCCTTTAAAAATAGGGGCGGGGCATATAACCGCCGCCCCTACAATAGATTAATTTATATTAGCTTACAACGGCGCAAGCAGACCAAGCGACACCATTCAAGTATGCAACGCCTACATCGCGGCGGCGTGCCCAGTTGATATAGCGTTCAGCACGGATAGCAACACTGTTTGTTTGGAACATCGAAACGCCAGCCGTTGCGGTTGGGGCAACAGAGCTTTGCGTAGGTTCGGTGTCCATTTGGATGGTGGCCTCACGCGATGCATCAACCGTTACTTGACCATCATCAGCCAAGTAAATGTCAGAAGCATTAATGAGCGCAACAATACCCGCTGGGACATAGTTAGACACAACTACGGGCGTACCGTTCAACGTGCCGCCTCGCATGGAAACGCCAGGGAACATCGATTGGCCCAATGGGTTTTGCAAACGACCAAGAACGTTAGCCAATGCCGGACGCATAATGTAAACACCCGTGAGTGGATCATTATTGGCTTCGATGAACTCTGCTTCCAGTGCTTGAAGATCGCAGTTGATAGCATCAGCATCCGTACCGCTCGAAGGAATAGGCGTAATGCCATTCAAGATCGAAGCAGGGGACACGCCAGCAACAGCACCTTTAGCAGGGTTAATGAAGTCAGTGTCAAGGCGCTCGATGACAGCACGGGCCAGTTCCTCACGTACGAGACGTTCAGCGGACGGGCTACTGAAGCGGATAAGCTCTTCTGTGATAACAGCGATACAAGCGACTTTATACCAGCCGAGTTCAACTTGGTTGAAGCTCATGGATGTTACTGGCTTAGCTAGGCCTTCACCTACCCATGCCGCCGTTGCCGCACCATCTTGACCTTTAATCTTCACATTAAACGGAATCTGGCGAAGCGAAGGAACGCCATCGCGGCCAAATTTACCGATAATGGTTTGCGGGCGCAGATATTCGATGAAGTCGCCGACAAAGTCGTCAAAATCAACAAGTTCATTACCCCAGGTTGCATTATTACCAGTAATGGTGGAGCCAGCAGCAATGGCCGCTTTCATCATACCTTCAAAGTCAGCACCTTTTGCTTGAGCGTTAAGAACGCGAGCAATAGGGGAGTCTTCACCATATTGTTCATTAGCAATATTAAATGCTTTAGAGTGGTCGCCTTTTGCCTTAGCAAGAGCCATAACATAGCGGGCAAACATGATACCTTTTTCAAGTTTTTCATCTTTTTTCACTTTAACCATGGCAGTATTGTTGCGAAGCTGGACCCCTTTGATTTCATTGTCAGCATCACCGACAACAGTAGCGCGGGCAGCTTGGCTAACAACGAGCTTTTGGGCTTTTTCGATGTGGCCTTCAAGCGCTTTAACTTCGGCCTCCAAAGTTTCATAGACTTCGGAATCTTCAGCATTGAACGTCTCGCCGCTTTCGAGAGATTTAGTCATCATCTCCTCAAGTTTGGTTTTTTTGGCCTTGAGTTCATTCTCAAAACCTTTCAATTTTTCTACAATAGACATGTTTTTCGCCTCCTTTGGCGATAGTTTTACCGATTTAAGTTTTGGTTTTTCCGAAACGCCGGACGTTTTATTGCTCGTTTCATCTGCATTAGTGCCAAGCGCGGCGCGGATTTCACGGTCAAAGGATTTTACTGACGTAATGCCAGATTCTGCAGACATAGGAATTGTTACTGCACTAAGCTCGTACCAATCCCATTCATCATATTGAACGCCGCCGTTATCAATGAAGGCGTATTTAATAGGGCGAAAACCGATAGAAAGGCCGCGTACAAGCCCCTCTTTCATACTAACCCAAGCCTCATCAAGTCGAGCAGCAAGCTGGCTAGGGGCATCAACTTTCTTAACAACACCCTTAACCTCAATACCTTTGTCAGTGACTTTAACGTCGGTTATTTGGCCAATAGGCTGGCGGTGGTCATGCTGCCATAAAAACGCCATAGGGAGTTTGAATTTTGCGCCCTTTGGTATCATGACATCGTTAATACGGTCTGGCTCTGGCGTACTGGCAATACCTGTAAATTCACGTTTATCCTCGTCAATGGCTTTAATAACCATTGTAGAATAGGCAATTTGCTTATCCATTTTTTCTCCAATAAAAAACGCCCGTGCAAAATGCAGGGGCGTTGGGTTTTCCTAAGCTGTTATATTATTAACCAATTTTAAATATTGGTCAATAGCATAATATTAAACGAAGAACATATCATATTCCTTGGTCTTATTCTCCTCATGCCTAGACAAGGCATCAACAGCCATCGCAAGCGCGACCATACCATCAATACGACCGGTTGATTTCTTCTTAGTGAACTTACGCCCGCCAGCCGCATCCATCTCTACGCGCGTATTACCAGCACACATTGTAAGCACTGGGTGGTTGCTATGCTTTAACTTTTCCTGCAATAATTTCCCCTCAAGCTCGCGGACAGCGTTACCCATACTCACAAAACCCTGACCAAATTCCTTGAATTTTTCCAGCTCTTTGTCAGTAAACCCAGCTTTTTTTAGCCACGGCATAAGATATTTCATGGCGAAACGGTCAAAATTCACGACTTGCACGTCATATTCCTCAAATATGCGCTTTAATTCATAGGCAATATACTCATATTCAATAGCTTTACCTGGTGTAGTGTGTAAAAAACCTTGCTTTTCCCACGTGTCATAAGGAACGCGGTCGGATTTTGATTTTTCCCGCAATCCTTCTTTAGGGAGCCAAAAGCGCGGCAATACATCCCCGTCTTCTGTTACGAAAACAAGCGCGGTTAAGTCCGCAACTGCGGAAAGATCAAGCCCGCCAAAAACTTTCTTTCCTTTTGATGGTTTTGCTTCTCCTCCATTAGCCTGCCAGACAGATTTTGACACAAAAGGTGATTCTGTATTAACCCTCATATTTAAAAGTAAGTTTCGCGCCTGCCCATCGAGTGCTGGTAGCCTAGTCGCTTGCTTCAACTGCTCCTCAAGGTCTTTCTCATCCCTAAATATACCAAGACCAGGATTAGCCATTTTCCAAGCTTCTTTATCCATAAGATCACACTCCTCTGGCGCTGCATATAAGTGGCATACTATATGGGAAGACTGTGAATCCTCTGAATCGTCAATTAATCTGCTAAGCAATGCGGAGTCTGTAGGCGCTTGAG